TAATAAGCCTGTATCCGGCTGTACCATTTTCTATGGCTACCTCATGCTTGCAATATCTCTTCAATAAAGATCTAATGCTCACAATTGATTCTCCAAAGAATACATGATCCGTTGGGTCAGTCTTAGACAAATGGTCCATCATCACAATCTCAGAATTATCTTGCATAGGCTTGGAAGGCTCTGACGTGCTATCCTTGTCCATTTGTACAACTTCTTCTCCAGACTGTGGTTCAGGAAACCAATATGATCTATCTAGACCAACATGAGGGTTTCTAAATGTGATATCATCCCCGGCTGATACAAACACATTAATCCCAACCAATTTATCTTCAGCAGCAACGCTTGGTACTGTCATGTCATTAACAACATAAACATGCAACATACCGTTTGCGCGCTGTCCTGGTACAGTACCTAAAGCACTATTACCAAAACGCTGTGTACCCCAACTAATTGGATGTACATTTAAAAATGGTTCTGGGCAACCCCAACCAATCTCCACGGTAAAATCTTTCTCTTCAGCGATATCGACAATATGCGTGTAGTTGGTATTATATTCGTTAGAAGAAAATCCATATGGATCATAGACAATCTTCAGACGACCCTTATGATAGTTAGATGAAACAATTTGAAAACGATATTTCATTGTTCCTCTCCAACTCTCAAAAGGTAATGCTGCAAAACAGCAAGCTGGCATGTGATTTTCGGACACACCACCAAAAGTCTGATTCGCCCAAACAACAGGTGTTACTTCAATAGAAAATAATCCTGATTCGGGTGGATAGACAGTTGAATCGGGTGACCAATTAAAACTAGTCAGCCAAGTCTCCCTACAAGCAATTGAACAGAGCGTCACTTCATCCGTAGCTGCCAAACCGACAGTAGTAGGATCTATTGTCAACTCTTGTTTACAATCTAACGACAATTTAGTGGCTGAATCCGGCATATTTACATTTGCTAGATTGCCCATAATTGTTGGCTTGTAGGGTTCTATATCTGACAAAGTGTTCGGCCGGGAATAACCGAACATAGTAGCCATTCCATTGATAGCACTAGCTGCGATTTCCGTCGCTCGTGCATATTGTCCAATGTATGGAACCGTTGTCAGCTGACCCATAACACGCGCCACTATACTAGCTGGTCGTGAAATAGGTCCTTTACCATATTCATCTTCTCCAAATTGTGGAACAAGTCCACCAGGTACTGTTGAAGTAGGAATAGATAAAGTGACATCTTCAGCCCAGATAAACACTGAAATACGTGCTATATCTGAAGCTCCATTTGCATGTTGCAAATTTTGCAAGGTTCTAATAGAAATTTCTCCCATCTCACGCCATTCCTGTCGAGGTATACTCAAATAGTTTTTGGGCCAGAAGAAAGGTAATATCATATCACCACCTGAAGATGTTGTTGGATCAAGGTAAATGTGCGGTCTTTGGGAAGCTGCCACATTGTCTAATCGACTTAAACCTCGATCAACATAAAAATCATCCGAAAGATGCAATGGTTTGTAATTGGCCATCAATCTTCCAAAATGAAATCCGTTTCCGTTAATCAAAAATTTAACATGCAACTTACATCGCAAGTTATTAAAATTTGATATACGATTAATAACACGAGGATTTTCGAAAAATGTTGTCCACGGGTTAAAATTCTGATAAAAATCAGGAACGGATGTACTCCACGAATAATCAATTTTGATTGGTCGGGAGAAGAAAGACCCCAAATCAGCATCATTGTTCTCTGCTGTTTTGAACGTCTCATCGGGCTGGGAATCCACCGAATATGTATACGATGGATTCTGATCCTTAAATGACACCATCTGTGTCTGTGTTTCTGTATTAGTAGTATTTATTGTTACATTAAACTTGTTAAGGTGTGTTTATGATTATCCTAATCTATTTCCCTTAAAATAAATTGGACAGAGCCCACATTTTTTGCTGACCAGGCTACACCTAAATAGGTGTGTTACAGTCTACGATGTACTTTCCTCGCAATAAATTCTCGGTCTGGGGACGCGTTATACTGCTGGTAAATCAGGTACATCATAGTTCTTTTTAGCGAACCCGCGATGAACTTCGCGGGGGGTAATTACGTGCCCAGCGGGATTTTTACGTCTCCACGACGGGTTTTTAATGCCACCACGGCGGGGTTCACCTATTGGAATGATAAAATGCCAGGGTCAAGAAGAT